TATCGTTGATACGCCTGAAAATTTGGGGGGAATATATAAAGCCTTACAAACAAATAAATTTATAGAACTTATGAACTTGTGTAATTTTGGTGGATTGAGTGGTTCTATATATAATAGAAAAATTATATCCCTATTCCGTAAAGACTTTTGGAAAGATTTTATATGAGTATAAATGACTATATAGAACACGCTCGTAACTTCGATTACATGAGTGGTATAGAACGTAATAAACTTCGGGTAAAAGCTACGGCCGAAGTATTTACCCCTACCCCGTTGGTACAAGAAATATTGGATAAACTTGAAGAAGAAAATTCGAGTTTATTTTCCGATTATACCAAAACCTTCCTTGACCCATCTTGTGGCGACGGCCAATTCCTATCCGAAGTAATCATACGAAAACTGGAACGGAGTGGATGTACGTTGGAACAAGCTCTTTCCACCACATACGGGGTAGAATTGATGGAAGATAACGTTCAGTTATGCAAAGAACGATTGGCAGGCCCGAATCCAACACAGGAAGTATTGGATATACTTGATAAGAATATTGTATGTGCCGATGCCCTGAAATACCACTATCGATTCGATGGTACTCCACCTTATATGAACGCTGCCGAGAAAAAACTTCAAGAATTTTTTGGATAATCCAATTATTTTTCGTATCTTAGTATAAGAGACAATTTTACGAGAAAACTATGTTGGAAATAATCTTTTACGGGTAAGCTGCAAGGGCTGGAAATATACTGAAAATTTAACTATTTTAACAGTATTTTTTCAGCCTTTCTTTATACTTATATGTACACGTCCGTGTAGGAAACGCACGTTAAACATAAACCGTTAAAGATTAAATATTAACAATTAAAACTAAAAATTATGGGAATTAACATTGATGCAATACGCAATAAGCTGAACACACTTCAGAACACACAAAAAAAATCAGATTTATTGTGGAAACCCACTCCGGGTAAACACCAAGTAAGGATAGTACCTTACAAATTCAGACCAGATAATCCATTTATCGAACTTTATTTTCACTACAACGTAAACAACAAAACTTATTTGTCACCCGTATCGTTCGGGAATCCTGACCCTATCAATGAGTTTGCTGATAGATTGAAGCAGACTGGTGATAAGGAAGATTGGAAGGCAGGTAAGAACATGGAGCCGAAACTTCGTACCTTTGTTCCTATTATCGTTCGTGGTAAAGAAAATGAGGGAGTTAAGTTTTGGGGATTCGGTAAGACTGTTTACCAAGAACTATTGGCGTATATTGCTGATCCAGATTATGGTGATATCACCCATCCAACTACTGGTAGGGATGTTACCATTGAGTACACATCTGCAAAAGATGCGGGAACTTCATACCCTACAACTACAATTAGGGTAAAACCAAACCAATCACCAATTTCTGATAACATGAACCTTGCCAAAAAACTGGTTGGGGAACAGAGTGAGATCACGGATATCTATTCCGTTCTATCTTATGATGAACTTCAAAAGGTTCTTGAAACATGGTTAGAAGGTGGTAGTGGTGATGATGATTCACAAGAAGAAGAACAAGCTGCTTCTCAATCTTTGAGCGGTGGTAACACTTCCACAAATGATGATTCATCTTCAGAACCAGCGGAAGAACCAACTACTTCACAAAAACCAAATATGGAAAGCTCGTCTACCAAAGTGGATGAAGTTGATGAAGCATTCAGTAAATTGTTTGATTAAGAAATATTAATTTATGGCAAAGAAGAAAGAAGCACAGGACTTAGCTTCTATCCTCGCCGATGAATTAAATAATTCTTCCAAACAAGACCAAGTGGCATTCTTCCTAGATTCGGATGAAGCGGCTACTAATGTGAAAGACTGGGTATCGTTTGGGTCCGCCACACTCGATGTGGCGGTTTCCAACCGTCCCCACGGTGGAGCACCTGTTGGTAGGATTATTGAACTCACGGGGTTAGAACAAAGTGGTAAATCATTATTGTGTGCCCATCTATTGGCAGAAACCCAAAAGAAAGATGGAGTTGCAGTTTTGATAGATACTGAAACTGCGGTAAACAGAGAATTCATGGAAGCAATCGGCGTGGATATTTCCAAACTTCTCTATGTACCAGCTGATTCAGTAGAACAGACCTTTGAGGTAATGGAAACCATTATCGAAAGGGTAAGGAACACCGATAAGAACAAGATTGTAACGATCGTGGTGGATTCGGTGGCAGCAGCAAGTACCGCTGCAGAAATTGCAGCAGACTACGGTAAAGATGGTTACGCAACCGATAAAGCAATCATTATTTCAAAGGCAATGAGAAAGATAACGAACCTGATAGGTAAGGAAAAAATCCTATTGGTGTTCACCAATCAATTACGCCAAAAATTGAATGCTATGCCATTTAGTGACCCTTGGACTACTTCAGGTGGTAAAGCAATAGCATTCCATTCATCTGTCCGTTTACGTTTGAGCAACAAAGGTAAGATAAAGACTAAGGTGCATGGTAAGGATAGGGTTATCGGTATGAACGTACAAGCAGTGGTTACGAAGAACAGAATGGGACCACCTTTGAGAGTGGCGGAGTTTGAGATATATTTTGACAGGGGAATCGATAATTATGGTTCTTGGTTAAAGGTATTGAAGGACAACAAGATGATCAAACAAGGTGGTGCTTGGTACACGTATGTACAAGAATCCACAGGTGAGGAACATAAGTTCCAATCCAAAGATTTTCACGATATGTTGGAAAAGGATGATGAACTACGTGAGGAAATCTATTTGAAGATATGTGAAGCATATATCTTGGAATATAGAGCAAACACAAGGGATACTGAATCGTTTGAAACGGAAAAAGCAGAATCCTAAAAATTAGTTACAATGAATGAACGCTACTTAAAAATGTTCAACGAACTGAAAGATGAACGCCAAAATATCCGCACACACGAGAAAAATTCCCGTGTACTGATTGTGGATGGTACTAATACATTTATCAGATGTTGGTCAGTAATACCCTCAATGAACGAAGATGGAGAGCACGTTGGGGGTGTGGTTGGTACACTTAAATCAATAGGTTACGCAATAAAACAAGTGAAACCAACTCGCGTTGTAGTAGTGTTTGATGGTAGGGATGGTAGTAAGGAAAGGAAGAAAATCTTTAAGGATTATAAGAAGGATAGAAATCTAAATAAATTAAGGGTTAATCGCCAATACGCTGATTTAATGACGGATGAAGATGAAAAGGAATCACGTAAAAGGCAATATGTTTGGTTGGCTTATATCCTACAAGACCTTCCAGTAACTACTATGATATATGATGGAGTTGAAGCAGATGATGTAATGGCTTATGTTGGAACACAACTCTTGGATGAAAATGAACAGGCGGTGTATATGTCAACTGACAAGGATTTTTTACAACTTGTCAATGATAAGGACATCGTCTGGTCACCTACCAAAAAAATTATTTATACAAAAGAAGAAATCGAAAAGGAATATCATGGATTGAAACCCAGCAATATGTTGGTATATAGGGTATTGGATGGTGATACATCCGATAAAATTCCCGGAGTGAAGGGAGTTGGGTTAAAGACATTGATAAAACGTTTCCCAGAACTTACCACCGATAAAGGTATAACGGTGGATGATTTGGTGAATATTGCAGAGGAAAAATCAAAAGAGAGCAAAATAAAATTATACAAGGTCATTGCAGAAGCAAAAGACCAGATATATATGAACCGTAGGTTGATGCAACTGAAAGAACCTAAATTCAGTGCTAGTATCAAATCAAAGATACGTAACCAGTTTACGGACAAAACAATAAAACCTCTAAACAAAGTAGATTTCATTAAAATTTGTATGAAGTACAAAATTGGCCATGCGTTCGGTAAGGATGCGTTAAATTGGTTGAACACAACATATGGTACGTTAGTTACAGATTAAGAATGAACACAAATACACAGGATACATTAACACATTACGGTCAGGATTTTCAAACAAAAACAATAAGTGCCCTACTTACTGATAAGAAGTTTTTGGATACATTGACTGAAATCCTACATTCCAAATTTTTTGATTCTGAATCAAATAAATGGATTGTGGATGCCATTATCGATTATCACTCACAGTACAAACGTCCTCCATCAATGGAAATTTTCAAGGTGTTGGTATCTGAAGTTGATAATGATATATTGAAACAAACCATAATAGACCAACTCCGTAACATCTATACAAAGGTTGGGAGTACCGATCTTGATTATATAAAGGATAAGTTCAGGACTTTTTGTATCAATCAAAATCTGAAGGGTGTCATATTGAAATCGGTTGATTTATTGGCAGCCGAGAAATATGATAGGATAAAGGATGAAGTTGATAAGGCACTGAAGGTTGGTGTTGAGGTTGATCTAGGTCATGATTATATATTGGATATAGATGAACGTTACACCGAGGAAAACAGAACCACCATTGCTACCGATTGGGATGTTGTAAACGAATTGATGGATGGTGGATTGGGAGCAGGTGAACTTGGGGTAGTCGTTGCACCATCGGGTGTTGGTAAGACTTGGATACTTACTGCGATAGGTGCGGCAGCTGTTAAACAAGGTAAGTCCGTTGTACATTATACAATGGAACTATCCGAAAAATATGTTGGTGATAGATATGATTGTGTGTTCACACATACACCCACCAATGAAATCAAGGATAATATGGATAAGATCAAGAAACAAGTCCAAAAACTTACTGGTAAACTCTTGATCAAATATTTTCCACCTAAAAGTATTACCACAAAAACCATTGAAACCCATATAGAGAAAATGATAGCATCGGGTAACAAACCTGATCTCATAATAATAGATTATGCTGATTTGGTGTTACCGTTCAGTAAATCAAAGGATTCAACATACGCTGAACAAGGTGATGTTTATATTGAACTTCGTGGTCTTGGTGGATTGTTGGAACTACCCGTATGGACAGCATCGCAGACAAATCGTAGTGGTATTGATTCAGAGGTAATCGAAGCAGATAAGATAGCTGATTCATATGCAAAGGTTATGAACGCTGATTTTATCATGAGTTGGAGTAGGAAATCAAAAGATAAGATAAACAATACTGCACGCGCACACATCATGAAAAATAGATTTGGTCAAGATGGTATCACGTTCCCTTGTAAAATGGATACATTTTCTGGTATAATAGATATACATTCACCTACATCACCTGAAGGGATAATCACAAGTAGGGAAGCAGCTAGTGGTGCACAACAACAAAAACAAGAATTGAAAAAGAAATATTTAGATTTACTTGGTAAGTGAGATTAAATTACGATACATATGGTAAATTTGTGGAACATGACCCGTTGGATTTGGAATATCATAGAGTCACCCAAGATGTATTTGAGATAAAGGATATTGATAACGCATTGGATGTCATATTCAGATATCATAGAAAGCAAGGTTTTCCACATTATAACATTCCCAAGATAAGAAGATTGAGGGAACTTACCAAATTGAAAAATTTTGATGAAAATGGGATATTCCATGATGGAAAACTTGATCAGACGATGCACTGTCTATCACTTGCATGGACATATTTTCCACATTGGGTAGAGGTTGCTTGTGGGAACAACACACTTAAACCCATCGATTATTGGAACGATGATGATAAGTTAAAGGAAATCATCAAAAAAACTTGGGATTGGCAATTGAAACATGGCAATGGTAAGTTTACATTGAACCGATTAAGACAGAATTTCAAGATATATGGTGGTAATCAATCTGTAAGTAATTTCAGACCAACTGCTGCCAAATATATTTACAACACTTATGGAAATAATGGTGTGATTTGGGATATGAGCTGTGGTTGGGGTGGTAGATTGATAGGATTTTTGGCAAGTGATTGTAAGAAATATATAGGTACTGAACCATCCACAAAAACGTTTGAAGGGTTGTTGAAATTGGAAAATGAACTGAACATTGATAACAAAATAGTGGAACTTCACAAACTTGGTTCAGAAGTTTTCAGGCCTGAAAAGGATACATTAGACCTTTGTTTTACATCACCTCCATATTTCGATACCGAAAAGTATTCGGATGAAGAAACACAATCATATAAAAAGTATCCATCAACCGATTTATGGATAAACGGATTTTTGAAGGATACTATTTCAAACTGTTTTCACGGATTGAAAAAAGATGGATATATGTTGATGAACATTGCCAATACACCGAAATATAAAGTAATAGAAACCGAGACTATACGACTATCAAAAGAAGTTGGTTTTGATCATATAGATACTCTTTATCTAGTACTTTCTTCAGGCGCAGGATCGTGACTGGGAAAC